ATCGAAGCCGCACACGGCATAGGAGAGAAGAAATGACTTTTGACGAATGGTTTGTCAAATACCCGCTGCCCGCTGAAATCGACACGATGGACGACACTGACCGTGAGCAATGGACATGGGCGCTGCGGTCGGCTTACAAGACTGGCGCAGCATCAACTCGTGAATGGGTTGGGCTAACGGAGGAGGAAGTAAAAGCACTTGTTAGTTGGTGGCCTAGTTATGACCAGATGCCTGCTTTGATGGTCTTGGTAAAAGACATTCAGAACTCGATTAAGGAGAAGAACACATGAGCAACTTTCACGCAAGAGTCAGTGAAGTAGTTATTGAGATGGACGGTCTGCACATCACGACCGTATCAGCACCAGACACCAAAGAATCAGCACCAGACGAGGCGCAGATTGGCGACTTCCACATGAGCCTGTTTACAGCGGCAGAGTGGATAGAGCTTTCAGGTTTGATTGAGAAAGCAATTCGGGAGGTGACGAAGTGAACACGCCTTGGAAACTAGAAGGATTTGTTTCAGAAGCCGGGAATCTTGTGCAACACATCATCCCCAACGACGACCTGTACGAGCATGAGTTGATGCCAACCTGTTGGTGTAAGCCGACCATTTACGAAGCGGAGTTTATTGCCGTCCACAACAGCGCAGACCAGCGTGAAGCGTTTGAGCGCGGGGAAAGGAAGCCATCATGACCTGCCCTGACTGCGAGCGCTACAAGACCAGTGCCTCCATATGGCGCAATAAAGCCTACGAAGCCAGTGGACATCCACTTCCTTGGAATGTTGAGGAGCTGCTTGAGAAAGCTATCCGTTCCGAGCGTGAATTAATTGCCCAGTCGATGGACAAACAAGCAGACCTTGCCGCTGATGAAATTGATAGGCAATGGGCGCAAGAAATGGCGGCCGCCATCCGAGCAAGGGGGCAAGCATGACTTTTAACCAATGGTGGGGTAGCCATGAGTGGAGTTTTATTTTGCAAAAACTGGTTGAACCTTTAGCGAAAGTGTTTGCAGAAATGGCGTGGAATGCCGCTGTACAGGCCGAGCGCGAGGAGTGCGCGAGGGTGGCTGACAAGTGGGCGGAGGGGCCAGAACGTAATTACTCTAAGCTTATCGCCGATGAAATTAGATCAAGGGGGCAAGCATGATAGAGATCATCATCACTGTCGGCGTGTTTGCTGGCGCGATCTGGTGGGCCTGCACCGCAAACTTTGATGCCTGCGATAACTGCAATCACGATTGTGACCAGGGCAGAAAGTGCCCACACAAATGACACCAAACCAACTATTAGACGCAGCGCGGGAAGGGCAGCAATTTTCCTATGAGCAAATCACAGCAGCCCTCATCGCAACCGGCGACCTGGACGGAGGAATGGCGCAGGGAATGCGAAGCACGGGAATGGATGAGCCGCTGGAAAGCTCAGCAGAGCGCCAAGGGGACGCAGTGGGCAAATCTTTGGTGGTCAAGGGTGATCTTAAAGATCAGCGAGATTCGCGGCCCTGGTGCAGCGCATACCTTGCGTCAAGACATGAAACGACTAGCATATGAGACGAGCCGCCAAGATTGACGCCAATCAGCAGCAAGTAGTCTCTGCGCTACGATCCGCTGGGGCTACCGTTCAGTCTCTGGCGGCAGTTGGCAAGGGCGTTCCTGATCTGCTGGTGGGATTCCAAGGCAAGACACTCCTCATGGAAGTGAAGAATGGCAATAAACCGCCATCTGCTAGGGAGTTGACTGACGACCAACTAACCTGGCATGGGGCATGGCGTGGCGGGCCACTTTCAGTAGTTGACGGGCCAGAAGCAGCTTTAAGAGCATTGGGGGTATTGCGTGATTGATCCAGAACTGTCAGCCGAGCGAATCCGCAACATTGCGGCAGACTATGGCAAGGCAAAAGGCGATAGGATTTACTTGGAAGAATTTAGGCGAAGCAAAAAAGCCATGCTGATGAAAGACTGCCTTTTACTAGGCATTGAGGCAGCAAACGCCCAGGAGCGTGAAGCACTGGCCGATCCTGAGTACCACAGCCTTCTCAAAGGCTTGGCAGCAGCAGTGGAAAAGGAAGAAACTTTGAAATGGGAACTGGAAGCATCAAAAATGGATGTGGAAATCTGGAGAACCCGCCAAGCAAATGAGAGAATGGTTATAAAGTCACATGAATGAAATGCCCTGTATGCGGAACCTGGACGCTTATCAAGGAAACCAGGAAGACGCCAGACAACGGGAAAAAACGTCGATATGAGTGTGCAAATGAACACCGATTCAACACCCTGGAAACAATCCTTCCCCAAAAGGAAGTACGTCCGAAGCGCAAAGCTGCTAAAACTAGTGGCGGGGCTTGATTGCCAGCATTGCGGCAGCGGATCCCAAGTCCAGGCAGCACACAGCAACTGGGGTGGTGGAAAAGGTCGAGGAATTAAGGCAGACGATAACCTGGTGGCTGCACTGTGCCAGGCTTGCCACTATGAGATTGACCAAGGTGCGAATTGGTCAAAGCAGCAGCGCCAGCAAGCCTGGTGGCTGGCCCACATCAACACCGTAGACCTTTTATTGGCCACAAACCAATGGCCTGTTGACATACCTATACCAAAACCAGCACAATTGATTGGCTGACAATGCAGTTGCCAGCTTTCGGGGCTTCGGCCCCATTTTTTTAAGGACACCATGAATCCAGCAGATAAGGTGGAGCGATGGGCCATAGAAAAACTGGTGCCATATGCACGCAATGCCAGGACGCACTCAGATGAGCAGATAAGCCAGCTCGCAGCCAGCATTAAGGAATGGGGCTGGACAACACCCGTCCTGGTAGATGAGGATGGCGGCATCATTGCCGGTCATGGCCGCACACTGGCCGCACAGCGCCTGCAAATGACCGAGGTGCCAGTCATGGTGGCCAGGGGCTGGTCAGAGGCTAAGAAACGGGCCTACGTGCTGGCTGACAACAAGCTGGCCATGAACGCTGGCTGGGACAATGAGATGCTGGCGCTGGAGCTGGGCGAGATTGGTGAGCTGGGGTTTGACCTCGACTTGATTGGATTCAAAGCTGAAGAAATCCAAGCACTGCAGACACCTGACTTTGAGCCAGGCACAGAGGAAGACCAAGGCAAGCTGGATGAACTAGATCCTAAGTGGATTGCCTGCCCACACTGCGGAAAAGAGTTCGATGCTAGGCAAGCCTGAGTTAAAGATTGATTGGGCAAGTCATGAGGCTGCTAAGTATGCTTGCTTAAATTGGCATTATTCAAAAGCTGTGCCTATGCCACCTATTGTAAAAATTGGGGTATGGGAAGACAAGAAATTTATCGGCGTTGTGCTCTTTTCACGAGGCGCAAGTCCCATGCTCGGCGCTGCTTATGGTCTTGAGCAAACTGAATGCTGTGAACTTACAAGAATTGCACTAACTAAACATAAAACAAGCGTATCAAGAATTATTGCAATTGCGTTAAAATTTCTCAAAAAGAACAATCCAGGTCTAAGATTGATTGTGAGTTTCGCAGATCAAAACGAAGGACATCATGGTGGCATCTATCAAGCAGGCAACTGGATTTATTCAGGAAAATCAGCAGAAAAAAACGACTATTTAGGCCCAGATGGTAAAAAGTACCTAAGTCGTCAAGTCGCTGAATCAGGTTACGTTAAACAATTCGGGAAAATGACAAAGGCTTTTAAGAGAAGCGATTGCATTGCTATTCCAGTATTAGGAAAACACAGATACCTAATGCCACTTGACAGAGACATGAGTGCTAAGATTGCACCACTTGCAAAGCCATATCCCAAGCGGGTGAAGCAGGCGATGACTGGCGACCAGCCAGAACAGCGACGGCGCGACACCGATCCACCCGCTCCATTACACGCAGAAAACCAACCTTTCGCGGAGGTTAAAAATGGCAACGAAAACTGAAAAACCCGTACTAAAAAAGCGCGGCCCCAATGGTGGGGCTCGTGAAGGCGCAGGACGACCAGCCTTCGAGCCGACTGATGCAGAACGCAAACAGGTGGAAGCCCTGTCAGGCTACGGCCTGCCCATCGAGCAGATCGCAGTCCTGGTGCGAGATGGCATCCACGTCGATACGCTGAGGGCACACTTTGCCAACGAGCTGGTCTCAGGCAAAGCCAAGGCAAACGGCCAGGTCGGGAAAACCCTGTTTCAGAAGGTCATGGCAGGTGACACCACTGCGGCCATTTGGTGGAGCAAAACCCAGATGCGCTGGGCTGAGACCCAAAAGCACGAGGTCACTGGCGCTGATGGTGCACCGCTGGAGTTTAGGGAAATCAAGCGCGTGATCGTCAAGGCATGAGTGTTCTCCAGCTCCAGACCCCAGAATGGGCGCTGCCCTTGCTGGAGGCCAGCCGCTACAAGGGCGCATGGGGAGGCCGAGGCAGCGGCAAGTCCCACATGTTTGCCGAGCTGATGATCGAAGCGCACATCATGGATCAGAAGCGGCGTAGTGTTTGTGTCCGTGAAATCCAGAAATCGCTGAACCAATCCGTCAAGCGTCTGCTGGAAACCAAGATTGAGGCCATGAACGCCGGTGCTTACTTTGAAGTCCAGGATGCGGTCATCAAGTCCAAGAAGGGCGATGGCGCGATCATCTTTCAAGGGATGCAGAACCATACCGCCGACTCGATCAAGTCCTTGGAGGGCTATGACTGCGCCTGGGTGGAGGAAGCCCAGAGCCTGAGCCAGACCAGCCTTGACCTGCTGCGGCCCACAATCCGCAAGCCTGGTTCTGAACTTTGGTTTACCTGGAACCCACGCGATCAGTCTGACCCTGTGGATTTCCTGTTAAGAGGCCCAGAGCCGCCAAAGGATGCAGTTGTCATCAAGGTCAACTTTGGGGATAACCCTTGGTTTCCACAAGTCCTAAAGGACGAGATGGAGTACGACAAGCGGCGCGATCCTGATAAGTACATCCATGTCTGGATGGGCCAATACCTGACCAACAGCAGCAGCCGAGTGTTCAAGAACTGGCGCATCGAGGACTTTGAGGCACCACCAGAGGCTATTCACCGCCTCGGCGCAGACTGGGGATTCGCAGTAGATCCGACAGTGCTGGTGCGCTGCCACATCATTGGCCGCACCCTCTACATTGACTACGAGGCCTATATGGTGGGCTGCGAGATCGTCAACACTCCCGAACTGTTCATGACCGTACCAGAGGCCGAGAAATGGCCCATCGTGGCTGATTCGGCCAGGCCGGAGACCATTTCCCACATGAAGAAGAACGGCTTTCCCAAGATCATGACGGCTATCAAAGGCCCGAAGTCAGTCGAGGAAGGCATCGAGTTTCTGAAGAACTACGACATCGTTGTCCACCCGCGCTGCATCCACACAATTGACGAGCTGACACTTTACAGTTATAAGCAAGATCCATTAACCGGCAGAATATTGCCAGTGCTGGAGGACAAGAAAAACCACGTCATTGATGCCTTGCGGTATGCCTGCGAGGCCGTGCGGCGAGCTAGTGCCGCCAAGCCCATTGCTTTCACCCCCATCGCCAATATGAAAAAGTGGTGAGACAATCGGGAAAATTGAGGAATTAACCTATGGCCAGAATCTCAAACGACCAACGGCTCTCGAATCTGCACAGCGAAGCCCTGCGCCAG